TTGCTCCAATGGCAGGCTTTGTTTGTTAGTAAGCGCCAGCTCTATCTCGTGATAGTGCGCCTTGTGTTAGACCAGATTGACCACCGAAGGTGGCTTCTTCTAATCCTGATATTTTTTTGCGTTTCTTAGCAGCTTCTGCTGAGCCTGCAAGATTAAAGATTTCTGTTTCTGAAGTTTGCTGTGTGTATGGGTCTTGACCATAGATTGCAGCCAGTTGTCCACCACGAGGTGCAGCCTGGGCTACTACTTCAAATCCTCTTTGTGCTGTTTCTTTGGTTACGCCATACTTGGCTAACTCTTCAGCACGTGATACTGATGTACCTAGCTTCTGAGCCATAGCAGCACCACCAATCTCAGCTGCAGTTACCTTGCGCTTGATAGCCTCAAGTCCCTGTGTTGGATCTAGTGTGTAAGCCAAGATGTCGCCATTGGTGATATCTGGGTAGAACTGCTTAAGTGCTTGAGACACTTCTGGGTTAGCATTGATGACACGGTTTTGCGCTGTCATAATACGCTCTTCTAGTTCAGGTGCAGATACATCTCCCGCTATGAACTTTTCAAACCCTGCTTGCTTACCTGTAGAATCCTTTGTGTAGTAAGAGGCAGGTAATCCGTAGTTACGCATAAGAGTTTGGTACTGATCCTCAAGGCCAATGTACTCAGCAGGTGTTAAGGCAGTAAGTCCTGCTGCAATTCTATCTTTGTTAGCAGCAAAACGTTGCTGATATGCAGGACTATTTGTTAACTCTATAGCAAACTGTGATGCAGGAATATCTTTACCAATTAGACCTTTAATGTCTTCTACAAGTCCACCAAGTCCATATTGGTTAAACTGTGCGTATAGTAAATCGTATGCAGACTGACGATCTGCTTGTTTTCCTGCTGCCACTACTGCAGCTTCTGCTGCTGCATCTGCAGCCTTGGTACCCTTCCTGCGTACAGATTCTGTATTGTCACTGTAGACATCAATAATGTCACCAGTATCTGGGTCAGTATAAGTTGAAATAATTGTTTTGCGAACTGGTGCTTCAGTGGTTGGGACTACAGGTGCAGGTGTAGTAGCAGGTGTAGCAGCAGTTGTTGCCGATAGGGGCGGTAGTCCTAGTCTTGCTCGTGCTTTATCTCTTTCGTCTACCATTTTTACCCCTGGAATCCAAAGTCCTTGAGGACTTTAAGCGCTATATTAGATACTTCTTCTTTGGCTTGGTTGGTGTACTGCCAACGAGAATCTTGACGCAAAACTCTCTTAAACTCAGATAGGTTCATATCACCCTTGTCGTTAATTGCCACTTCCAGTGATGGGTCGTTAAGATCAATTTCATCTGGGTTTAGTTCTAGTACATTAGCCATCGTCTGGCGATATGGTGAATACACCTGATCCAAGTTATAGCCTTGACCTAGAAGGTCACGTACATACTGTGGACGGCCTTGGGCTGCTAGTTTTCTAGCATCTTGAGCGATACGGTTAGCATCAATTCTTCCGGTAGCAATACCCTGAAGTACTTGCTGCTCTGTTTGCCCACCTGGAACAATGTCGCTTATCTTGAATCCATTAGCACGAGCAACTGACTGCAGTTCTTGATAGTCCTTAAGAGCTTGTCCTGAGTATCCAAGTGTAGGCTGACCAGCGATAGTAGAACCGATTGGTCGAATAGCAGCAGCAATAAAGTCTGTTGTCATTGGATCATCAATACCTACATTTGTAATGTACATATTTTCAGCAGCCTTGCGTAATGCTGCTGGATCTGATGCGATACCTGAACCTACAGCACGAGCCTTGTCAGCAATCTGACGCTCAAGTGTTGCAATCTGCTTTTCGTAGTCAGTAGTACCTTGTGCCTGACCAGTCTTTACTAGGTCCTGGTAGTTGTATAACTGAACATAGCGAGCCTTGATTTCAGCTGAGTTCTTACGGAACCAAACATCATCACGGATAGCCTTGCGTAGTTTATCTGGTGTCCAGTCTTCCTTTACATAGCGCTCAAGTATTGCCTTGAGGCTAGGTACATTATTGAAGATTGTTTCAGGCAAAGCAAAGTCTTGTCCTGCTGCTACGTTAAGAGCCTCTTCACGCTGGGCTGCATCTGTTACAACAGGTGCCTTAGTTGTAGGTACACGTGGGGCTTTAGTTGTAGGAACGCTAGGCGTAGGAGTTGTAGGTGTCTCAGCCTTAAAGCCAGTTTGGAAACCCAATGTTGGAGTCTTAGGCAAAACAGATGAAGACATCCCTAGACGTGCAGCATCTGGTCCCGAAATAGGTTGAACATTGGCTTGCAAAGAGGCAAGAGTTGAGTTCTTCTCCTGAATGATAGTATCTACTTCAGTAGTAGGCTTACCTAATTTAGCAAGAAAATTCTTACGTTCCTCTAAACGAGTAAGATCAAACCTGATAGTTTCAGCAACTTTTGCTTCAGCTTCTGCTTTCTTAATCTTACCCTCACGAATTTGGGTTTCAACAAAAGATTGTTCTGTAGCGGTAAGTAAGTCTTGAGTCTTATTAAAATCTGCAATATAGCGATTTCTTTCAGCCTCGCCTATATTAGTATTAGATGCCTGTAATTCTAGAATGTCTAACTTTTTAGTTAGTAGATCTCTCTTCTTGTCTAATTGGTCAGACGTTAACGCTTTTTTAACTACAGGCTTAGTTACCTTGTCTCCAAGATTATAGAACTTACCGTCCTTTTCGAAGCCAACAGTGTTTCCGCTTCTATCAAAAACAACATCAACAAAACCAAATGGGATTGTTTTATCTACACCAAAATTGAATACTTGGCTTACATATGTTCCTTTAGGACGTGCCATTAGCGTAGGCCTCCAAGTTCTTGCATCATAACTGTATAAGCGTCTGTGGCACGGTTAGTCTTAGCCTCAACTGTGGCGCCAATCTGCTCTGTAACAAACTGTTGTTCATCTATTCCACCACGTGTAGATGAGAAGCCCTTGCCAGCAGTTGTAACCGATGGCTGCTTCTTTTGCTGAGCGTTGATAAGTTTTGTGTACTTATTCTGTTCTGCCTTGGTTAACTTGCGTCCCAGTAAATCCTCAGCAACTGTATTTAGCAACTTAGCAGTTTGAGATGGGCTAGTTACATAGGTCGAAACTGTGGTTCTGGTTTCTCCAGCACCTCCAGTTTCAGCACCTTCCATACCAATTTGTTGAAGGTAATCAATAGGAGTTACTCTTGCTGTACCAAATTTCTCAGCAAAAAGGTTTGCACCTTTATATCCTTGGCTTGCTTCTATAAGCGCATTGTATAGGTTGATATCAAACTTGCCAGTTATCTTACCCTTATACAGCTTAGCATCTTTAAGTTGCTGTGATATTTTTATGATTAAATCTTCTGGTGCCTTACTAAGACCTTGGATAAAATCAGTAAATGACGTGTCCTGTTTAGCCACTTGTATCTCCTAACAATGATGCAAATAATGTGTTGTATGCGCTTATAGTGTTTTCATTTGAACGTGAAAGTTCACGCATCTTGATAATTGTTTCTTCTTTAAGGAATGAAGATACTTTTGTTCCACCTGGGATCTCTGAAAAGATGTCTTTATCTGCCTTGTATGAGTCATAAAGATCAAGCATCTCTTTAAGTTGCTTCTGCAATGGACCGCGAACCTTAACCTTTGGGTCGTTAATCATATTGCGTAGGTCGTTAATAGCATTTATGCGTTCGACAGCCTTCTTGCCACCTTCTGCTAGTTGTTCTTGAACTAACGGACGACCAGCCTTAAAGACCTTAGCCCACTCTTGGAACTCATTACGAGCAATAGAGCGCTCAGTATCTGTGATACTTTCCTCTAGCTGGACCTCATACTCGTTTCTCTTTGAGTAATACTGCTGAAGGTCTGCTGCTGTCTGGATATCTTTGAGGAAGTCATCTACACGCTTGTTATACTTTAGACCCATATTCTTCATAGTTGTATAGGCATCCCAAGAAAAGCCTGACTTGTGAGGAATTAGGAACGCTGCACCCTGTGGATACTTGCTAAACAGATCAGCGTTCTTGTCTACGAACTCGCCTGCTTCTTCTGCGTATCTGATAACAGCAACTGTTTTTCGATCAGATTCAGTTACTGTAAATGGAATCTGGTTAGGGAATAGTTCTACCCATTTAGCCATAGCAGTATCGTAATCTCCAGGGTACTTGTCTAGGAGTTTGTTCCAAGCCTGCTTAAAGTTAGCATTACCATTGTCGCTAATCCACTGAGCCATATCAGCCTTAAGCTGGACCTGTGGTGTTGCTGGCAATACAAATCCAAGAATAAAGCGTGTACCGATAATAGAAAGCGTAGTGTTTTTGATACGCTGACGGTACTCTTCTTGTTCCTGAATTGATGGAGGAATTATATTTCCTTCTGCATCTTCAGTACTCTTAAGTCCGTAACCTGCCGCTTCAAGATAAGTCACTGCCTTGCGCCAAGCGCTGGCATACTGTGAATCACGCTCATCCTTATCCATTGCAGCAAGTGCACGGTTAAGGTGTGCTGGAAAGAATGAAGATACAAATGGTTGATCTACAGCGTACTTACCTAATGTATATTCGGTAATAGTATCTGCTGCCCCTGGTGCACCGAATAGGTCTACTAGGTTAGTCAGGGTCTTAATAGATACGCCTGCTAGCGGACCGTTAAATGTAGGAATGATTGAGTCTTGGTTCAAAGATGGTGTGAGCATCTTTACCTGTGATCCAAATTGGATAGGCATTGGCACCTTAAATTCTGGTGCAATACCAAGACCAGCCATTGCAGTTTGAACTGCTCTATAGGCTGGTTCTAAATGTGGATATACAAAGTACTTTTCACCTTGGTCATCTTCTTGGATGAACCCATTGTGTGCAATACCATCAAATGTTAACGCTGCCTTACGGATAGAGGCAGGGTTGTAGCGAACCATACGATATGCACGGCGATAGAAGTCTTCTGTTGCACGGTAGAATCGAGAGAAGTTACGTACGCCGAATGCTAGTTGTGTACGAACCAGTGGGTTATCCACATACTGAAGTATCTGTGATACTGCACGTTCTTCTACAATCTCAGCAAACTGGCGCTTAGCGCGTTCTGTTGCTTCTAATACCTTCTTAGCATCTGTAGGGTCAACCTTGCTTACTACCGATTGGATGTAAGCGTCTTCCATACCAGACTTCTTCATAGACTTACGGATAGCAATGATCTCGTTAAAGACCATAGGCTCACGTGATATACGTCCGTTAGCCATACCAAGCCAAGTCCAGCCGTGTGTCATAAGAGAGGCTGCTTGATTCCCAGCCTCTGAAATTGGAACTAACTCAGGTCCGACTGCATACTCAGGTACATCATCCATAAACTTTGGTAGATCATCTATACCTAGTTGACCAGATATACCCATCTTACCAGTTTGTTCACTTCTGAATCGGATCTTATCGAGAAGTTCTAAGTTAATCTCTTTAAGTCCGTCTTTACCAATGCGCTTAGTTTCAAAGATTTCACGTGCTCGTGTGTAAATAATCTCAGCGTGCTCGGCATCTGTCTTTCCACGGGCTTCAAGTTGAGCCAACTTGCGGAACTCTGGATTGTTATCCATATATTCAAGGAGTTCACGGATAGCAACAGCCTTGTTATCAAGGTTTGCTACAGCAATAGCGCCTACTTCATCATTGGCGTAGTAGCTGATACGTTGAAGCCAACTAAGCATTGACTTTTCATTCTCAGGACCAATAGGAATCTTTGTAAAGTTTCTTGACTTTGCATACTTTTTTGCCCTAGGGTCTTCAATGATAAGTTTTTCGTTACGAACACCGGTTGATTTAGCAAGTGCTACAGCGCTTGTAATGTAGTCAGCACCGTTTGATGCAAAGTTCATCGCACTTTCAGTAACTAGAGATACAGAGTTATCAAGATTGCCATAGATTAAGTGCTCTGCAAGTATCTCTGCCTCATCTTCGAACATTGGCCCACGACCAATATACTCTCTGTAGCGATTTACTCGCCCAGATGTAAAGGCAGTAGCCATAATGCGGCGTGTTTCTTCTACAACATTGCGAGAAGATGTGGCTTTTAGCCCATCAATCTCACCTCTGATGCGAATCTTGTCAGCTTCATCTACTGCTACGCTAAGTTCTTTGGTTTTTACATCCATTAACTTGCGTGCTTCTAGGATATCTGTATCAATTTTAGCAATCTGCGCCTCATATTTAGCTGCTTCCTTTTTATTAAGGTAGCGCATTACAGTACCTAGTGGGCTTTCTGTAAAGTTACCCGACTTACGTGCTGCTTCAAAAGCTGTATTGATACGTGTTGAAAGATAGCGACCTTTTGCCAGTCCCCAAGGTGAACCACCAATAGCAAGGTGGACCATAAGGTCCTCTGTAGCGTTACGAATAACATAACGTGGACCAGCAAGGGTTAAAAATGACCAGTATCCAGTCATCTTATCTACCCACTCTTTGTTGGCAGTACCTAATGCTCTGTTAATCCAACCAGAACGAAATGCTGCACGATCAATATCTACTAGGCTAGGTGCTGCCATAGTTGTATCAAAGTCAGAGGCAATTGCTCCAACAGTTGAATCGCCAGTTTCATCAAGGCCAAACCTTTTACCGGCTTTTCCTGTTGCAAGAGAATTAAGTTTTTGACCTGCTTCTGTAAGGTTTAGTCCACGAATCTCAGCGATGTTTCCCCATAGCCCAGCAAACATTTCTTTGCGCTTACCAATATCTGTAATAGCCTCAAATGTTTCGCCAATCATCTTGGCATCTTCTTTGGTAAATACAACTCGTGCCAAACGATAAACTTGTAGTGAGGCATCTTTTGCAGTTACATCAAATCGGTCATTCTTAAACATAGGAGCAATATTAAACTTAGCCTTAAATTTATCTAGTCGAAGGCCAAGTGATTCGCTAGAAAATCGCAGTGTTGACTTAGTTCCAGAACCCTTAACGATGTTAACAATCTGCTCTTGTCCGTCAATGAGTGCCTTAGAAACACCATCTGTTGTTGGTAGATCTCCAAACATACCTGCAATAAAACTAGGCGCAGCTTTATCTATGTTAATTACTTTATCTGCTTCGGTCATAACTTTGACACGCAACTGACGTACTGCATTAAGGCGTGGAATGATAACGCGCTTGCGTCCTACTGAACCTGCTAGGACTGCTACTGCCTCTTCTGTGTTTTCAAAGAATGCTTTTGCTGAGGCTGCATTAGTTATCTGGTTCTTTTGGAAAGAACGGATAACTTCTGCGCCATACTCAGGTGCAAGGATTTCAAGCTCACGCTTGATTGCTGCTGCCTCTTTAGGAGAACGACCCTGTGCCTTGGTGTAGCGATCTAATGTCGCTCCGTATGTATCCCAGAATGAGGCTACCTTTGGGTTGGCAAAAGTTTCTGCAACCTTCTTGCCACCTGTAACTGCCTCAAGTGAGTACTTACCGACTACATAGAGACTGCGAATCTTGGAAGATACAACAAGTGGATCTACAAAGAATCTAAATAATGTATCTACAGTACCTGATGTAAGAGAATAGGCTAGTTTATTCTTCTCAAGTGCTTCAGGTAGAATAAGGTTAGCAAGTTGGCGACCTGGTGAGAACTTAGCCTTATCTACAACCCCAAGGGTTTCATTAAATAGTGCTCGTTCTTTTTCTACATCTGTAACACCAGCTATAACGGTGTTCTTTGGGTCAGCAAGGGCAATGTATTTCATCTGCTCAGGCGTAGCAGATGCTGCAATGTCAGCAAAACTCTCACCTGACTTGATACGCATAGCAATATCTACTGCATCTTGACCATAGAGGCCTTTAGCCTTTTCAATACGGCCTTCGTTGTAAACCTTATCGCCTTTATCGTTTGCTTTATCCCAGGCAAACCCAAGGTCGCCTTGTGATAGTGGAATAGCCAGAGCACGATAGGTGCGAGTGGTTGCATCAGCAACTTCAATAAAACCCTTAAATGCTAAGGTTATTGGGTTGTACTTAAATGCTGCTGCTCGCCACCCTTGTTTTGGCTTCTGAACAACATCTTCTTGGCCAAAGGTTTTAATCATATCTTCTTGCTGATCTACTGGCATCTTGTCAAAAGACTTTTGCGCTATATCAGTTGGAAGGCTGCTAAGTTCTTTATCTTTGCTTACCTTTTTAGAAAGAATATCAATTTGACGTTTTTGCTCTGGCGTTAAGCCAGCAGCATAGGCGGCTGCTTTTAGATTATCAGCCATTAGTTACCTCGTGATAATGCTTCTTGGTACAGAACTGCTATTTCTCCAGTAGTATCGTAAGGCAACATAGCAGCTAATGTGTCAGATAGTTTAACTATGGACTTGTTCATCATTAAAGCCTCTGATCCAGCACCTGGACCACGGTCAATACCTGCAGTGATTGGTTCATCTGGACGCTGAGTTGGTGCAAATAGTGGTGTTACAGGTTCCTGAGCAGGTACTGCTGGAGCCTGTGATGGGCGCACATCTGGAGTTGTTGCCAATGGCGCACCTGATTTAATGGCTGCTGTTTCTACACCTTCACCGTAATAGGCAGAAGGTAAATCTGTTCGCTTTGAAAACTTACCAGGACCTGAAGCACCGGCGAGTGGACCTCTAGCCATCTGTTTCCTCCTGAATTTTCTCTAGGTCTTGGCTCATATCTTCCCAAGCCTTCATTGTCTTTGTCTTTTGATTAGCGTGATAGATAGAAATTTCTAATATCTCTTCTGTAAATGTGTGAAATGATGAGGCTAGGTTGTGTACTAAGCCTGCAAAGATCACTGTAAAATCAGAGCGACGTACTGGACGAGGTATAAAATCGTCATCGTTTCTCATCCAGCACGCCTCTCATTTGAATTATTACTTACCCTTTTTGACAGATGTACCCTTACGGCCTGCTGGTACGATACCAAAAGATACTTTGCCTGGACCTGCTGGCTTTGAAGTATCTCGCTTGCCTTCTACGACCTTAGCCATAATTGCCTTTGCGAATGTTCCTTTTTTCATTTTACACCTCCTCCTATGCTGCGCCTGTGATGGATGCAAGTAAACCTGCAATGTCTGGACGTTGAGCTGGACCAGCAGCAGGGGCCATACCGCCTTGTTCTTGTGGAGGTTGCTGCGAGGCAGGGGCGGGGGCCGCACCTGCTGCTGGAATCATTTGTTCTGCACTAGGTGCTGGTACAGGTTGTGGTTCAGGTGCAAAGACCTTTTCAATAACAGACTCTAGTGAGAGTCCTTTTTGACGACCCTGGATAACACCTGCGATACGGTTAACAATTTGACTTGGATCTTGTCCTTGCGCCGCGAGAGCCGGGATTGCCTGTGCATACTGTGCAACAGCAACACGCAGAGAGTCACGCATCTCTTCAATATCAACACGTTGTTCCTCCTGAGTAACATTAAGTTCCATAGGGATCTCACGACGCACATAGTCACGTGATACGAGTTTATCTGAACGCATCTGAAGCAATGCAATGATGGCACGGTTAGGATCCATACCAGACATAATTCCGTAACGTACATCTACGCCGTACTCACCCTTGATGTCACGAGATGGGATGTACTTCATTGAGTATGGAGTACCGTCATCAACGCCACGAATCTCCTTGGTCATAGAACCAAAGACTCTTTCGTCAATCTCAAAGCAAAGAGATACTAGGTCTGTAAACAAACGAGCAAACTGTGCCTGTGCTGCACGGATTTGTGTATCAAATCCTGCTTGTAGGGCTTGTACACCGCGACCTGTAATAACAGATGCGCTGATATCACCTGAACGAGTCTCAGGGTAGCGAGCACCCATACGAAGTTCACGCTCTAGGACACCGGACTCAGTAAAGACTCCAGGTGGTAGTTCCAAAGGAACACGACGAATGCCTTGTGGGTTAGCAGAACGCATAATTGAATCAGGACCAAGTGCCAACTCTTGCACATCTTGTGGGATAGCAATAGGTGCTTGGATAGATTTCTCAGCTGCTTGGATCTGAAGTACAGCAAAACGAGCACGGGCAAGTTGCACAGACAGTACATCATCAAACTGTCCACGTGCTTCGCCATCTAGGGATGAGCGCATAGCAACTGATGCCAAACACTTACCAGTTATGTTAGGTAGATTAGCAAGGACTAGGTTGTCACGCTCTGGGATAAAGATTAAATCCTGATCCTTGTCGTGGTAACGCACTACAGATAGGTTAGGTGAACCTTGTCCGTAGTTATTACGTGGCAAAATCTGTGGTGCAAACTCTGGGTACTTCCC